GGCAGGAAATATTAAACCGGACAAAGAGAAGTCGAAAAAAAAGATCGACGGCATCGTGGCCTTGATCATCGCCCTATCGCTGGCGATCCGCCAGACCGATGCTGGGCCGAGTGTGTACGAGACCAGGGGAGTGCTAAGGCTGTGAAGAAAGAAGTTTTGTAGTATGATCGCGCTCAAAGAGCGGCTTGAATCCGCCGTCGAAGCGTTGCGCGCGTGGTTTGATATCCGCGACGTTGTGTTTGTCATCGCGGTCGGCATGTTCGCTTACGGTTTGTGGGTGGTCTATCCGCCGGCGGCGTTTATCGGAACGGGGGCGTTGTTTATTTTTCTGATTCTGTGGGGGTCGAAATGAGTTTACTCACTACGCTGATGCAAAAACGATCAAGCGAGCAGCAATTATCTCTCAAAGATCCCGCCCTGCGCCAGATATTCAGCGGCGGGATTCAGACTGTATCGGGGCAGAACATCAACCCGTTCACGGCCATGAATATCTCAGCCGTGTACGCCTGCATCAAGGTGATCGCCGAGACTATCGCATCCCTGCCTTTCATCACTTACCGGCGCTTGGACGGCGGCAAAGAGCGGGCAACGGCGCATCCGCTGTTTCGAATCTTGAAAGATCGTCCCAACACGATGATGACCTCGGCCGAGTTCCGCATGATGATGCAATCCTGTTTACTACTGTGGGGCAACGCCTTCGCGCAGATCGAATACGACGGCGGCGGGAGAATCGTCAACTTGTGGCCGTGGCGGCCCGATCGCGTACGGATCTTGGTCACGCCGGCGCGGCTTTGGTATTTTTACAACATGCCAGAGGGCCCGGTACTTCAATTTCCGCAAGAGGACGTGCTGCACCTGCGCGGCTTGGCGTCCGATGGCATCATGGGCTACTCGCCGGTGACGCTCCAGCGCGAGTCGATGGGCTTGTGCAACGCCGCGCAGGAATATCGCGCGCGATTTTTCCTAAACGACGCGCGGCCCGGCGGCACCTTGCAGCATCCCGGTAAGCTTGGGCCGGAGGCGCTCAAGAACTTACGCGACTCGATCAGCGAGCGGACGACCGGCGACAACCGCCGCGGTTATTTGATCCTCGAAGAGGGCATGACGTGGCACGACGTAGGCATTCCGCCCAACGATGCGCAGTTTATCGAAGGCTGGCAAGTGCAGAAGGAAGACATCGCCGGCATTTATCGCGTGCCGCCGTACAAGATCGGCATCATGAAGCCGGGCACCGTCAGCCATTCCAGCGTTGAACAGGCCAATCTGGACTTCTGGACGGACTGCATCCGCTGCTGGGCCGTCTGTTGGGAGCAGAGAGTTAACCTGTCGCTGTTCATGGAAAGCGAGCAGCGCACCTACTTTGCCGAGTTTCTCGCCGATGCGATCCTGCGCGCGGACACGCTGACACGCTACCAGGCATACCAATTGGCGCGGCAAAACGGCTGGATGAACGCCGATGAAATCAGAAGCTTAGAGAACTTGAATAATATCCCGGATGGCGACGGTAAGGAATACTGGAGGCCGGCGAACATGGCGGTAGTCGGCGAAGATCCGCCGGCGCCTGGTTTTGGTTTGCCGAATGGCAAGGCCGAACCGATGGAACTCAATGGGCGAGGGCATGGACAAAACTAGCGTTAAATTTCTTTGGGTGAGGGAATTATAAAAATGGACGAGATGGATGACAAAAAAGTCGGTGAAATTTGGACAGAAACACTTTATCGGCCAGCCGCGGCTTATGGTGAATTTAGCGTTGAGGCAGTCCGTGGACTTATCCGAAAATTGGTCGATGACCGGGCAACGATACACTGGCACCACCGCGCCAGAACTTCCCCGACCGGAACAAATCCACACGAAGCATTAGAGTTGGCGCTTGATAATTTTGGCATAGATCCCGCGACCTGGCCTTGGACATAAAAGGGTGTATGGAACTCAACGGGCGAGCGCATGAAATATGATAAATTGGTAAATCTTAAAGAGTTACCTACTGGCACGATATTTTTACCCAGTAATCCAGGTAAAGATCATTTATTTGCTCGTTTTGAGTGTGAGATTTGCCATGCCACGCCATGGGCCAGGGTGTGTCCATCATCACATAGACAAAATCCATGTAGCAATGGTGACTATCCTATTCTCTACGCTGATGAATTAGATTTGGAAGATTTTGTTTGTCAATTATGTGTCCAGGCCGGGCGAGGGCATTGATGAAGACTCTAACTATCAAGCAGTTGGCGATGTATGAGTTGGCGAAGCAAACCAATTTTGCGCAATTTAAAGATTGGCGCGAAAAGATTATGCCTGGCGCGTTTGATGAGTATTTCAAAAACAATTGCTTTTCGGTGCCGACTGGCATTTATGTGATCCGAGATAATTGGCACAAGGAAAATGGTGTAATTATTCGAGAGATTGTCGAGGCAGAGTTTGTCAGGTGAAATACCTCCACGAAGCCATAGAAGGGCGCCAGTGCGGCGGTTGCCAGGCGTGCTGCACCGCGCTTGGCGTCGACGAGCTCGCCAAGCCGCTGTGGGCGCCTTGCGCCAATCTGTGCGCCGAAGGCTGTTCCATTTATGCCGATCGGCCGCGCAGCTGCCACGACTTCACTTGTTTGTGGCTCAAGGGCTATTTTGGCCTGGATCAGCACCGGCCGGACAAGCTGGGGCTCATATTTGCCATGCAGCGGGACCGCAAACTCGGATCGATCTTAGTCGCGTGGGAGTCATGGATCGGAGCAGCAAGCCGCGATCCCGGTAAGTATGTTCTCGACCGCCTGGCAGCACACCGCTTTATTTACATTTTTCCTTTTGGGGAAAAAGTTCACCGGGTGATCGTTGGCCCGAAGATTGAGCAGCTAAAACAGCTTGCAGGATGAAAACCTCCTATAGCATCCAAGAAGTTGCGAAGGTTTTTAGCGTTTCGCGCCGCACTGTTGAGCGAGCAATCAAGAGTGGCGAACTTCAATCGTTCAAGATTCGCCATACTCGCAGAATCGAAGCGGAAGAGCTGGCTCGGCTAAAAAAAAGCGACAAACCTGCCTCAAGTTAAAATAAACTGCGACAGATACCGACAGGAACCGACATTCCGGTTTGAAAATTATTGTTCCTCCCATGCCATGCGCCTATATTCAGGCCAAGCATGGAAAAAGAAGTTCGCACTTTTTCACTCACCGAAATCAGAGCGATCGACGGCGATAAGCAGGTCATCGAAGGTCACGCCGCCGTTTTTGGCGTCAAATCCCACGATCTAGGTTTTCGGGAAATCATCCAGCCGGGCGCGTTTTCGGACGCGGTCATGTCCGACGACGTGCGTTTTTTGCTCAATCACCGCGGTTTACCTATCGCCAGGACGAAATCCGGCACTCTCCGGCTCACCGAGGACACTAAGGGGCTCGCTTTCCGCGCCGAACTCGACCCCAAAGATCCCGACGTGCAGCGCCTGGTGCCCAAGGTGCGCCGCGGCGACTTGTCCGAGATGTCTTTCGCTTTTGGCGTCAGAGACCGAGCCAACGATGAAAAATGGTACCGGGAAAACGGCGAAATGGTCAGATCCCTGCTGAAAGTACAGCTTTTCGACGTGTCGGCAGTTAGTTTTCCCGCCTATCCGTCCACGGATCTTAACGCGCGCAGTTATTTCGAGCAGCGCATGGCCGAGGTCGGCGCCGATCCTACGCAATCACAAAAACTCGATGAGCAACTCGCTGTAGAAAAAAAACGAGCGGATTTCGACGCAATGGTGATGCAGAGACAGGAATTTCTCGACCGGCGAAAATCGCCGTCAAAACTACCAACATTGGATGAAATTTACCGAAATGCCCGCCGCAAAGCGGTCTAAGCAACGGAAAAGGAGATATTTATGGCACTTAACGTGAACGAACTTCGCCAGGACCGCATGAGAATCGTCGAGGCGATGCGCAAGCACCACGATGGGGTTATCGAGCGCAAGGAAGAGACCACGGAAGAGCGCGAGATGTACGCGAAGATGGAGTCTGACATTCGCCAGCTCGAAGTCGCTATCGACCGCGAGGAGAAACTGCGCGCCG